GTCATCGTCCATGTTGACAACAGAGCCGCCAGACGCAGCCGCATACTCTTGCGATGTAGTTGGTTGTGCCAATGCACGATACTCTGGCGATTTGCGAATGGTGTCTTTAATGCTGTCAGACAACGAATCAAATACTTGCTCGTCAAATTTATCTAAACTAAACAACAGCGTGGAATTTACACCTTCTGGCAATCCCGCTTTTTTGTAAATGCTTGGCACAGACGACACGCCTTTAAGGTCGGCGTATGTAATATCGCCTTTTAAACGATGACTAATGTTGATCATGCAAAACTGACCAAGCACCGCAGACACGTTAAAGCCACGCAGTTCATCTTCACTAAATGCCTTGCCACGCCACGCCTCAAGGTCACGGCGTAGATTTGCCTTTTCACCGAGTGACATCGTATATTCCTTGGATTGAATTAGTGGCTTGCCTTCTGTTGTTAATAGTGGTTTGCCGTTTGCATCCTCGCCATGCAATTCCCAGAAGAATTTAGCTTTGCGTAGCATGTTGACCTTGCCTTCGTACTCTCTCATTTGAGTACCTAAGTCAATAATGCGATATAGACGGGCTAGGTGCGTTCCTGCAGGGGCGATTTGAAATTGTTTTTTTTCTGAATTTGAGCCAGTTACGATCATTTTGTTTCTCCGAAAATTTCGTCAAAGTTGTAAATAGTGGGCAAAAGTTTTGCGGGTGAGTGTTTGGGTAAATTGCAAGCATGACGAATGATAGCCATGTCATTTTGCGTGATAAAGCCTTGCTCGACCCTGTCTAAAGCCTCCGCAAGTCTTTGCTCATATTCCTCTTGAAATTGTTTTATTTCATCCATTGTGTTTCCTCTATGTGGCGGAATTGCCAACTTGTATTTTAACTTAACTAAACAGTGTTGTAAAGTCACCTTAAAAATGGTAACATTTCCGCATGAATACAAACGAAATCATCAACATCTTGGGCGGCACTTCCAAAGTGTCAAGACTTTGCGGCGTAAGTCCTGCAGCGGTTTGCCAATGGCGCAAAAAAGGCATTCCAGAGGATCGCATGATCTATTTGGCAGCAAGTCTAGAAAAAGCTACTAATGGGGCAATAACACGAAAAAATTTATTCCCTAATGATTGGCACAATATTTGGTTAGAGCTTGCCTAAAAATGATAGGATGTTAACGTGGGGTCAGGTGTTAGCGACCTGATTTAATCGCAGCGTCTGGCAGACCGGAGTTCCTTGGCAGGCACTTGCACTCTCAGACGTTAGTGTTTAGTTTTCTAATGGAAAATCGTGCTTTATCGAACCCACTTGCACTATCTTTTAAAGTAGTAGATAATTTAGTTATATTGTCGGTATTGGAAACCCGATGAGAAAAGACCGCTTTAATCTGTGTCCCGCCCCGTAAGGGGTTCAATCCCACAAAGATTGCGTTTCCAACGGGGTGCAGACTAAAGCGGTTTTTTTATTGCTCCCGTACTCCATACGATAACAAGCACCTAGATGGGTGGCGTGGAACGGAACATAGGCTAGTCATACACCCGACTGCAAGCCTCGCTGACTTAAATGGGTACAGCACAAGACTAGAGGACATCGGTGGGACAAGACTCTAGCTCGATTGAACATTCACTCTGTGTAGGACTGGTATATATCTTTAAGATATCTATGGGTCAGGTAGGAAAGCAATAGGAAACTACGTGCTATCCACCCTTGGGGAAGGTATGTCAAAACACAACACTAGGGAAAGTACCTACAAAATAGTTTGGTTATAACTTGCACAGATTGTTAAGTTGGCTTAATATTCATACATCAACTAACCAAACGGAAAAACGAAATGACACAAATTTACACAGCAAACAATGGCAACAGTTTAGTGGTAGAGCAAACAATCTGGTCTGGCGTAAGTAAATTAGTAAAAAACAAAGATGGTAGTTTTGAACGTTTTTACCGCACAAACAACGAAACAAAATTTACTAAAACTGGTTGGGGAAAAAAAGCAAAACAAGCCTTTGAAATAACTTTCCAACAAGTAAAACAAGAATTGTCAAAATAAACAAAACGGGGCGCAAGCCCCTATAAGGACAAACATGGACTTTGAACAATTTTGGAAAAGATACCCTCGTAAAGTGGCTAAAAAGACCGCTATGCAAGCGTTTGCAAAGCTACCACCTGATGAACAAGAGCTTGCCCTTGATGTTGTGGATAACCATGTTGAGTACTGGAAGCTGAAAGAAACAGCAACAGAGTTTATTCCACACCCTGCTACATGGTTGAATCAGGGTCGGTACTACGACGAGCTGGACATGAAACCCAAAGCACCTGTGAAACCCGCATTGCCTTGGTACTCGACCGAGCAGCTCACAATGGACAAGGCTCGTGAGTTAAGTATGCAACCAAGACCGGGCGAGGACATGGGTCAGTTTAGAGCTAGGATCGCACAACGAGCAGCGGAGGTTATGTGAATGAGTTGGCTCTTTTCGCAGGTGCTGGTGGAGGAATACTTGGGGGACATCTCCTTGGATGGAGAACCGTCTGTGCCGTTGAGTGGGAGCCATACCCAGCAAGCGTATTGTGCGCCCGACAAAATGACAAAATTCTCCCGCCTTTCCCGATTTGGGATGACGTACAAACCTTTGACGGAAAACCTTGGCGAGGAATTGTTGACGTTGTATCTGGCGGATTTCCATGCCAAGACATCAGCGCAGCTGGTGCAGGAGCAGGAATCACCGGAGAGCGATCAGGAATGTGGAAACACATGGCAAGGATCATTGGCGAAGTTAGACCCAGATACGCTTTTGTGGAGAACAGCCCAATGCTCACTACTAGAGGACTTGGAGTTGTCCTTGCAGACCTTTCCCAAATGGGGTTTGATGCAAAATGGGGCGTTGTATCCGCAGCAGACGTTGGTGCAAACCATCAGCGTGAAAGAATTTGGATTAGAGCCGAACAACGAAACTTTTTTTCACACGCCAAACACAACGGGGATGGACGGGGGCAGCAACAGTCGAAAAGCACTCAAGAAACGATTGCAATGGCCAACTCCAACTTGCCACAATGCGAACGAAAAGGGAAGTCCATCGGAATTCAATCGAGATTCGCCAGGCTTAGGGAAAGTAGTGCTTTGGTTTTCAACGCCTCAAGCATCAGACAACAGGGACAGGGGAAACATGAGCAACCCATCAATTCAAAGACGGATAGCTATAGGCAAGCAAATTATGTTGAGTCAATCGGTAGACCGGAATTCTGGTCAGCTGAACCCAACGTGGGTAGAGTGGCTGATGGGGTGGCCGCTAGGGTGGACAGACTTAAAGCCATTGGAAATGGACAAGTCCCTTTATGTGCAGCAACAGCATGGGAATTATTAAAATGAAAAAGAAAGACATTATTAGTAAGTTTGACAGACCAGCTTATGTGCCACCAAAGACGTTCGTGCGCCCAGGCAGCATGACTGTTTTAGAAGCACCAAGTCGCATGGCAAACACTTTGTACTATCCAGACGGGAGGGTTGAGCGTGAAACGAAATCAAATTGAACTAATGCACGTTTTAAAAAACGTAGACGAATGGTTAACGGCTGCACAGATTGCAGAACGACTTGAGGTGCATCCCAACAAGGTACGAAGATTGATTGACTCACCACCCTTTAAAGACGTTGTGAAGGGTGTGTACGACACAGGACGCTCAAGCGGGAAGTACGTCAAGGTTTACAAGCTGATGCGTAAACGATCAAATTCAGATCAAGCGTTAGCACTTGCCAAACAACACACCGGCATCTGGGGACAGCTTAGTTGGTCTAACACAATGAAAATAGAAATGGTGGAATGATGACAGATCAAAATATGACAGATGAAGAAGAAAGAGCATGGGACGAACTAGAACGCAAACAAAACAAAAAACGGGATACAACGGAGATAGCGTCTGGTGGTTTGACTGTTGATGTAACAGACTTAATTGAACGAGCCAAAGCAGAAGAACGTAAAGAATGTGCCGAACACTACCTAGCTATCATGCGTGATGCTGTGGCGCAAGCGGTAAAAAGAGAAAAAGAGGCGTGTGCGAAGTTGTGTGAACAAGAGCATGACAATTACTTGCGAGACAAAGAGCCTTATAGAGCAGACGGGGCGATGTGGTGCGCCGCAGCAATCAGAGGGAGAACAGAATGAATTTTACATTTAACTCAGAAAATTATGGCACAACAGTTGAGGTCACTTTTGAAGCTGTGACTCTTAACGAAATTGAAGATATGTTTAAACAATTTTTACGGGGATCAGGGTTTTATCTAGTTGAAGATGATATGTCTACAAAAGAGCAAAACAGCGACACATCCGAAGAATGTGTACCTCAAACGGACAAAGTACCGTGGGATACATTGGACATGGCGTATCGGCCTGGTGGTCTGACAATTGAGCAAAATGAATGGGTCGGGCTGACGGATGAGGAGATAGCACAAACGGTTGGCAGTCCACTTGATGAAGTGTATTTGGCTGACTTTCGTAGAGTGATAGCAAGACTAATTGAGCGCAACACTTGAGAAGCTGGGGATCAACGACTGATCGTATCTTGCTGCTACTACAGGATCAAGAGCTGACCAAGATTGAAATTTGTTATGCGCTAGATTTGACGCACGATGACGTAGCAAGCGTGTTGACCAGATTAAGACGCACATCAAAATTGTATGGAAAGCGTATATACATTTGCGGGTTTAAGCGACATTCTATGGGTAAAAGGTATTACCTTAGACCTGTATTCACAGCGGGGAGCAATCCAGATAGACCAAAACCACCCACATTTACACAGAAAGAACGTAGTGCAAAGTCACACAAGAAACGAATGTTAATTAAACGTAGTCAAATCTTTAGTAATTTATCTATATAAAGGTACATAAATGAGCGATTACAGTCCACATCCAGCAATTGAGTACATTTGGGAAAACGCACCCGCATACGCTAAAGCGAAGGGCCAGCTTGCTGAACTCGAAGCATACAAATCTAGTCTGAAAGCGATTATGATGAAGCAATCAGGTGAGACGAGCATCGGTGGTCAAGAGCGTGAAGCATACGCATCAAAGGAGTACCAGCAGCTATGCAAGGGAATTGGGGAAGCAACGGAACAAGCGGAGTTGTTAAGATGGAGATTGCTCTCAGCACAGATGCGATTCGATGCGTGGCGATCCGAGCAAGCAAACAACCGACAGATAGACAAGATCACCAAGTGAACCTGCAAACATTTAAACCAAAGTGCGAGCATTGCGTGAGTCCCGCAGCGTGTGAGTTTAACGGTAGGTGTCAAAAAGGCTTAGAGCGATGACCAAGACGCAGCGCAAACAGTACGAAAAACTAGCAGCACTTGGGTGCTCACTATGCAGACACTTGGGGTTAGGGGAAACCCCTAGTCACATTCACCACATTCGCAGGTTGGGGATGAAGCGTGACAACTCGCCTGTAATACCGCTGTGTCCTGAGCACCACACAGGGAATAGCGGAGTACATGGTTTGGGTAAAAAAGCGTTTGCAGAGCGTTATGGAGTGACTGAAGAAGATTTACTGGAGCAGACCTTGTGCGAGCTAAACGGGTAGACGTAAACCAAAAAGAGATTGTCCATGCGCTACGGACGTTCGGTGCAACAGTTACAGACCTATCAATGGTCGGTCAAGGTTGTCCTGATTTACTTGTGGGATTCAGATTAAAGACATACTTAATTGAGATTAAGCGTGACAGCAAAGCAAAGTTGACACCAGCACAGGTTAAATGGCACGATGACTGGCGAGGCGGGAGCGTGTCTAGGATCGAATCAATTGACGATGCGATTGCGTTACTTCAGTCAGTTGAATACAATAAGGTAAGTTAAGGAGAGATTATGCCTAGCAAATCACCAGCGCAAGCAAGAATGATGGCTGCGGCTGCTCACGATCCAAAGTTTGCAAAGAAGGTCGGAGTCCCATCAAGTGTCGCTAAGGAATACAACAAAGCTGACACAGGTACAAAGATGCTAAGTCGAGCAATGAAGTCGGGGAAGCCTGGCACAGAGAGATTGAAATGACAAACCCAGTAGGTAGACCGAGTAAGTACAATCCTGCTTTCTGCGATCAGGTCATTGAGCTTGGAAAACTAGGGAAGTCTGTCGAACAGATTGCCTGTGAATTAGGGTTATCCACTAGAGTTATGTATAAATGGCGTGATGAGCATGAAGAATTTATGCATGCCATGGAAGAAGCTAAGGAATACGAGCAGTATTGGTGGGAGACCATTGCTCAAACTCACATGATCGAAGAGCAAGGCGCAGCCAAACTTAATGCCTCAATCTGGTCACGCTCAATGGCAGCTCGATTCCCTCGCAAGTACCGAGAGTCGATCAAGCAAGAGATCACGGGTTCGGATGGTGGGCCATTGCAGATACAGGAAGTCAAAAGGGTAATCGTTGACAGTTCTGAAGATTAAAACCCCTCGCTGGGCAGTCCCATTGCTAAACCCTGCACGATACAAAGGTGCTTGGGGTGGACGGGGATCAGGTAAGTCACACTTCTTTGCAGAGCTGCTCATTGAGGAGCACATCCGCAACCAGAACCAAGCTAGTGTCTGCGTCCGAGAGATACAAAGAACGCTAAATCAGTCTGTTAAACGATTGCTTGAGAACAAAATCATTGAGCTTGGGGTGCAGGATTATTTCACAGTCCAAGATGTGATGATTAAGTCCAAGCGTGGGAACGGGATGATTATCTTTCAGGGTATGCAGAACCATACTGCTGACAGCATCAAGTCGCTTGAGGGGTTTGATCGTGCGTGGGTCGAGGAAGCACAATCCCTGTCCCAGACCAGTCTTGACTTGCTGCGTCCGACAATTCGTAAACCTGACTCTGAGCTGTGGTTTAGCTGGAATCCCAAGAACGAGACTGATCCTATTGACCAGCTTTTGCGGGGGGAGATGCCACCAAAGGATGCAACAGTCCTAAAGGTTAACTATAGCGATAACCCTTGGTTTCCGTCTGTGCTCAGAGAGGAAATGGAGTATGACAGGAATCGAGATCCTGACAAGTACCGCCATGTCTGGATGGGTGACTACCTTGGAAACTCAGAAGCACGAGTATTTAGGAACTGGAAGGTTGAGGAGTTTGTCTGTCCACCTGATGCGATCCTGAGATTTGGTGCTGACTGGGGCTTTGCGTCTGACCCTACGGTGCTCGTGCGGTGCTTTATTATGGGTCGCAAGCTGTTTGTTGAGTACGAAGCGTACATGGTTGGGTGCGAGATTATGAACACTCCAGACCTGTTTATGACCGTTCCTGAGAGTGAAAGGTATCCAATTACAGCGGATTCTGCACGACCAGAGACCATATCGCACATGAAAAAGAACGGGTTTCCGAGGATCATGGCTGCGGTGAAAGGCCCGAAAAGTATCGAGGAAGGTATCGAATGGTTAAAAAACTACGAGATTATTGTCCATCCTCGTTGTAAACACACTATTGACGAACTCTCGCTTTATTCGTATAAGACGGATAAAATGACCGGAGAAGTGTTACCTGTGCTAGAAGATAAGCAAAATCATGTCATTGATGCACTTAGGTATGCAGTCGAAGGATTAAGGCGAGCTGGTAAACGGGTCAATGCAAGACCCAGCCAAGCTATTTCTGACTATGCTGTTTATGAATAGGAGGACATCATGTCCCCAAGTATGCCAAAGCAACCGTTGCCACCACCACCTCCTCCTCCACCACCGACAATGAACGAAGCTCAAGAGTCTCGTCGTATGTCGGATGAGTCTATGCGTCGCAGGGGTCGTGCAGCTACCGTTCTGACAGACACAATGAGTCAGATGGAACCCGCATCATCAGCTACCAAGAAGCTGCTTGGAGGTTGATATGACATCACCTAGCAGACCACAGGTAGCACCACCACCACCACCTCCACCACCCTCACGAGGTGAAGAAGTCGATACTCGTGCTATGGGTCGTATGCGTCAAGACGAAATGCGTCGCAGGTCTGGAGGTGCTCAAGTGCTCGCTGGTGAGACAACGGGGTCAACCGTAACAGGTACTAAGAAGTTGCTTGGGGAATAATATGGACTCACGAGTAGACGAGATTATCCGAGAGCACGAGCAGATGGTGTCTGAGCGTGGTGTTTGGGAAGAGCACTGGCGTGAAATCGCTGAACGTGTGCTACCCAGACAGGATTGGTTTCAAGCGACAAACAAAGTGCCAGGCGAGAAGCGCACCGAAAAGGTATTCGATGCGACTGCTGGACTAGCACTTGAGCGTTTTGCTGCTGCAATGGAGTCAATGCTGACCCCTCGCACAATGAAATGGCACAAGCTGACCAGTCGTGACCCTGCATTGCAAGACAATATCGAGGTGCAATCGTACCTTGATGAAGTCACCAATATCTTATTTCAAGTCCGATACAGTCCCAAAGCTAACTTTGCGTCCCAAGCTCACGAGAATTACATGAGTCTGGGTGCGTTTGGTACTGGTGCGCTGTTCATTGATGACATCGTTGGAAATGGTATTCGCTACAAGTCTATCCACCTGTCCGAGATTTACTTTGCTGAGAACTATGCGGGTGTTGTGGATAAGGTCAATCGCAAGTTTGATCTGACCGCACGACAAGCTATGCAGCGATTCGGGTATGACGCACTACCTGAGAAGATGAAGAACTGCTTGGAGAAGTCACCAGAGCAGACGTTTGAGTTTATCCATTGCGTGAAACCAAACGAAGATATTAAGCGTAGTCGCAGGGACTATCGTGGGATGCCTTTTAGCTCATACTATCTTGCTCTTGAAGGTAGACAGATGATGAGCGAGAACGGGTATCAGTCATTCCCGTATGCTGTGAGTCGCTATGTGACAGCACCAAAAGAGATTTATGGTCGCTCACCTGCAATGACGGTGCTACCAGACATCAAGATGATTAACGAAATGAGCAAGACGGTGATTCGTGCAGCTCACAAGATTGTTGATCCACCATTGCTGTTGCAAGAGGATGGAGTGTTGCAAGCGTTTAACACTCGCCCTGGCGCATTGAACTACGGTGGTGTAGACGATCAAGGTCGACAAGTCGTGCAACCATTGCAGACTGGTGCTCGTGTGGACATCGGTATGGAAATGATGGAGCAGCGTCGTAAGGTTATTAACGATGCGTTCCTGATTACTCTGTTCCAGATTCTTGTTGATGCACCTAACATGACTGCAACAGAAGCAATGTTGCGAGCACAAGAGAAGGGTGCGCTGTTAGCTCCGACGATGGGTAGACAGCAATCTGAAATGCTTGGCCCAATGATTGAGCGGGAAATCGACATTCTTGCTCGTGCAGGGATTCTCCCAAGGATGCCCGAAGCGATGGTTGAGCGTGGTGGTGAGATTGAGATTGAGTATGTGTCACCATTGAACCGAGCACAACGAGCTGAAGAAGGTGTTGCAATCCTGCGTACATTGGAGTCTGTTATTCCGTTAGCTCAGTATGATCCTAGCGTGTTGATGATCTTTAAACCAGAGGAAATCGCACGAGAGCTTTCAGAGATCAATGGTGTACCTGCTAAGATTCTGCGTAGTCGTGATGAGTTAGAGCAAATGAAGATGCAACAAGCTGAACAAGCGCAAGCTGAACAGTTGCTCAAAGCTGCACCAGTCGTTGCAAACTCTGCTAAGACAATGGCAGAAACCGCTGCACTTGCTGGTCAACAACCTGCTGCATTGCCAATTTAATGGAAAGACTCTTAGCTAAGATCAGGAAGCGTCGGTATGCGTATCGACGTTTATTCCTTGGTGACAATGGACTTAATGGTGATGGTCAGACTGTACTTGCTGACCTAGCTAAGTTTTGTCGTGCTAACGCTAGTACAGCGGTAGTATCACCTATTTCGAGGTCAGTCGATCCGATTGCCACAGCGATGGCTGAAGGTAGACGGGAAGTCTGGCTGCGAATAATGGCGCATCTTCATCTTGAGGATCGCATAGTGTTAAACCTAAACGAGGATGATAATGGATAACGTACAAGGGTCAGTAGATACTGGCAACCCTGCACCCGCAGGGAATCAAGCACCTGCACCACAAGGACAATGGTTCGATGCATTTCCAGAGGATGTGCGAGGTACGGTTCAGACTAAAGGGTGGGCAAGTCCCCTCGATGCTATACAAAGCTATACAAACCTAGAGAAGTTTCTAGGTGCAGACAAGTCAGGCCGCGGTCTTGTGATCCCAAAAGATGACGCAACACCAGACGAATGGGGTCAAGTTTACGACAAGTTGGGTCGACCACAGTCACCAGATCAATACAAATTAGCTGCTCCAGAGGGTGTGCAACCTGAGTTTATGCAAGCTGCTGCGGGTAAGTTTCACGAGTTGGGACTTAATTCAAAGCAAGCTGAAGGTCTTGCAGCATGGTGGAATCAGCAAACTGAAACAATGGTTGGTGCTCAACAGACCCAAACAGCACAAGCTGCTGAGATGGAAATGCAGCAATTACAACAGGAATGGGGTAAAGAATTTGATGCAAATATCGAAGCAGGTCGCAGAGCAGCACGACAATTTGGTGCGGATGAGGCTATCCTTTCCAAGATGGAAGGTGCTTTGGGTACGAAGGGTATGCTTCAATTCTTTGCGAAGATAGGTAAAGGTATGGGCGAGGACTCGTTCGTAGACGGTTCTGGTGGTGGTAAGTTTGGTATGTCACCGGAAGCTGCACGAGTGCGAATTAATCAGCTTAAGTCTGATCCAACATGGTCAAGTAAGTATTTGAGTGGTGATGCTGACTCAAAATCTGAGCTTGAACGACTAATGCGTGCAGGTTATCCGAGTTAAATAATGATAGATATTGCACAAATTAGATTAGAATGTTTAAAATTAGCTAATCGCTCTGATTTATTACCGTCAGAAGTTGTAAATCGAGCGATTGGATATGAGCAGTATGTAATGGGGGCGGAGAAATCCGAGTTGCTAGACAATCGCAACCCCAAGCGACCTGGCAGACCTGTGGGAAAGTCCACACAACTTTGATCGGTTGTTAAACGGTTAGAAGTGACCCCAGATTCTCTGGACAAGTCTTTCGACAAAACTTTTTTTAATTAACTTTTGTGGAGGGACTCACCATGAGTTTCAACATTACTACCCACTTTGTACAACAATACACGACCAACGTGCAATTGTTGCTGCAACAGAAAGGCTCTAAGCTCCGTAACACAGTTACGGTTGGTTCTTACACAGGTAAAGCTGCTAAAGCGATTGAGCAGG